GTTGTGTATTTATTGTTCTTGGTTGTGTTTGCACCGGTGTTCTTGGTTGTGTATTTATTGTTCTTGGTTGTGTTTGCACCGGTGTTCTTGGTTGTGTATTTATTGTTCTTGGTTGTGTTTGCACCGGTGTTCTTTGTTGCGTATTTATTGTTCTTGGTTGTGTTTGCACCGGTGTTCTTTGTTGCGTAGGTGCTCTCATACTTTGTTGAGGATTTGAATTATTAAATTGTGGTCTTATACTTGTACTCGGTTTATTATAAGAAGGTGTATAAGTTTTAACATTCTCATTTATTCTAGATCTATTTTGCACATTTACTCTTTGTTGTGTTTGAGTTTGTGTACTAATTGTTCTATTTTGAGGACGCGTATTTATTGCGCTTTTATTATCATTTAATTTATTTGGAGAAGACACTGCAACTCTTCGTTGGCCCTCAATTTGCGTCGCAACTATTTGTTTACTTCTCCTATCGACTTCTACAGTTCTATTTAAAGTAACAGGAGTTAAACGAGAATTTACGCGAGAACTATTAACAGAAAATCTATCACTTCTACTATAAGGAACACCGGCATTCACATTATATGTCTGATATCTTGAATACCCATAATAGTTATAAGTGTATAAATCATTATAAATATAATTTCTATGATAATATCTTGGGTAATACCAAAAATTTCTTGAATAAGGATAATACCCATAATAATATGGTGAACTCCAATACCAAGAATTCCAATAATTATATCTATAATAAAATGGATCGAAATAAAATGGATCATACCATCCATATGAAAATCTCCAATATGGACTATAATATGAGAAATTATATGGACTATGAAATCTATAAATTAAAGATGAATAATAGAGATCATTATAAACTTCCTGTTTAGCGTCGTAATACGCAGCAGATTGTTCTAATCTTAATTGTTTCTTTTCAAGACGAAGTTCTTTTGTTTTAATTTTTAATTCATCTTTTTTGGCAATAAAATAAAGATCATCATATTCAGGTTTTTCTTGTTCTATATAAATTGTATCTGTTTTATATATAGTATCCTGAGAGATCTCTGTTTCTAAAGAACGTCTATATTTTTCATAATTAGACATTTCTGATTGAGCTGACATAATTAATCCTGAGATTAAAAGTGCGATAGTTAATAAAAGTTTTTTCATAATTTATTTATTTTAGTTAATTAATATATGTTTAATATAGATACACGAAAAAACCATGCCAAAGTATCCATTTTTGAAAACTTTAACACTTTTTTAACACTTAAGGTATTAAAAAGTACTTTTTAGTAAAATTTTATTAAGAGAAATTTTGCACTGAGTAAAAAATGATGTGAATATATAAAATAAAATATCACAATATGCGAAAATTTGGAGAAATATACAAAGAAAAAATGAATGAAGCAGAAATTCGTTTAGAGAATAAAGTTTTAGATGATTTTAAAGCAGTTTATAACGCAATGCTTGAACATTATGGACTTAATTCTGTTCATCAATTAAATGAAGAGTCTCAATTATCATTTTTAACTGAGCTTAATAACTATTGGACTGAAGAAACCGGATTAAATGAAAAAGGACAAGCATTTCTGGATAAGCGCGATATGTCTCTTAATGAAAATTCAACCGCAGTTCAGAAGAAAAATTTTCTTAGAATTAAATCTTATGCTGTTATAAATGAAACTTTAAGACAATCTAATATTAAATTTAAGATTTACGATGTTATTGATGAAATGTATAAATCTTTAAATGCTTCTGATATTAGTGATGTTTTATCTCCGGATATGATTACTACTATTATTAATGAATCATTTGCTAAATCTTTAGATGAATTTATTTTTTCTATTTCTAAAGAACTTAAAAATAGTGCAAAACCCAAAAGAAAGTATTTCGTAAGAACTGCTATTAACGAAAAGAAAAAATAAATATCATGAACGTATGGACTTATATTGTATATGGTTTTGTAGGTTTAATGTTAATTATGCTTGTTAGGGAATTTGTAAAATTAATTGTATTTGTAATACACAATCTAACATCTAAATCGTCTAAAACAAAAACTAAGAAATAAATATATTTAAAATATCTAAAGCTAAAGGGACCAATTGGCCCCTTTTTTGTTGAATTTTATTTTTTATATTTACATTTATCTCCATGCCAACGAGAATAATTTCGTTTATCTATTAGTTTATTGCAATGCTGACAAATAATTTTTTCAATTTTAATTCTATACATAGGATTATTTTCTCCAGATATATTTGCATGATTTTTTGACATAAGATCTTTTGTTTCTTTTGAAAATAATCTATTTTTCATTTTTTCTATAGAATATGGTTTGTGATTTTTTCCAAACATTCCATTTTTTTCTCCAGAAATCCCCTTTCCTATATTATCTTTATGTGACTGAGATAAAGCTTTTCCTATTTTAATTTCTTTGAGATGTTGTTTATATTGTTTTGCTTTTTCTTTACCAAATATATCTTCCCATGTTTTTCCTTTTCTTTCAAAATGCTTTCCTTTATTTGATTCTTTTATTTTATTAATACTTTCTTCTGAAAAACATTCCTTAACATTATGACCGCCTTTAGGGCTTATATTATATCCATTTGGTACCAAAGTGTTATATTTTATAATGTATTTTTCTTGTGAGTTAAATGCATCAAGTTTTGTAGGAAAAAATTCAAGTATTTTACGTTGAAAATTATGGTATTTATATTCATTTAATGCATATTGAATATAAATACCACTTCCAAAATAAACATCTTTTTTTAAATCATTACATGAATGATCGCCTACATATTGTTTTCCATTAACAAGATTTGTAGTTAAATACACAAAATTATATTTTTTCATATTAACTCTTTTATTTTAGAATATATAAATAAAGTGGGACAGTTAGTTTAACTCTCTAATTGGCTCATCCAAAGCCTAACCACTTTATTTATATATTAACTTAAATAAATTAAATATGCTAAAAAGATTATCAGAAACCTTAGAAAAAAGAGGGCAGAGATATGTAGATGAAATATTAAATAGCGATATAACAATTTGCGAAAAATTAGACACATTTCGTATTATCTTTGAAAAGAAAAATAATGAACTTATTTTTTATAAAAAAAATAATGAAGAAATTGATTTGCCCACAAGAGTTCTTAGTGATATATACGAAGATGCCTTACTCGAAATTCCACTTATCACAAAAGAAGCGGAAATTCCAGAAGGATATCGCTATGGACTTTATTATACACCGGTTGAACGGCCTCTAAGAATTCCATATTCAAAATTGCCAAAATATATTTTAACTGATGTTACAAAACGAGATGAAAATAATAAAGTTATTGAATCTTGTGATTATAATACTATAAAGGATTGGGCTGCAGTATTATGTATGGGTCGACCACCTATAATATATGAAGGAAAATTGGATGATTTTCAAAAGAAAACTCTTCTCATGTATGACACAAAACAATATGAAGGAGAAGAAATGACGTTTCCTCAAATGATTGAAAAATTATTCCATAACACATATTCAAGAGAAGATATTATTGAAGGAATCATTATTAAATCAGGAGATAAAATATGCCAGATTATTTCATACGAATTTGAGATTCTCAATGAAGCATATGAAAAAGAAAATGAATCTCGTGATTTTTATGATATTATTATTTCAGATTTAAATGAATTTTTAGAAAATTATAATATTCCAATATTGGAGGCTGAAAATAAAGATCAATTATATCTTAATATTATTTGCAGTATATTTAATAATTATTGTGAAGAAAGAAATGTGAGTGAAAATATTAATGAAAAATATTTAATGCCACCTCAATTTGGATATAACGGAAAATTAAATAAAAAATTAATAACAAATAAAGAAACATTAAAATGGATTGAGAGAGCTCCAATTTATGAGGCTTTGTTTAAAGTATTTCTTTCATCTTTTAGAAAATATAAAAAACCTTATGGGCTTTTAACAGAGGCAATAGTTAAGAAATTTAACTCATATGTTAATTTGATTAATGGATATGTTAACAACTTTGAAGAAGATGTCTTAAATGAAGCTCGTTCAGAAAATATCGTAGTAGATGCAGTAAAGAAAAGAAATCCTACAGATGTTGATAATATGAGAGTTATAGCATCTATTCAAAAGGCATTTGAACCAAGAATAAGAGATGTTGCTAAAGGAGAAAAACCTTGTGCAGTTTATATTACAACCTTCGAACCCTTTACTAATGCTCAAATGACTAATGTTA